ATCTTGTCGTCATCGCGTGACGACGATTTCGCAGGGTTAGACCCTACGTTTGCGACTTTACCAGCCGTGTTGATGCCTGTGGGGTCGGCCATATTACTTCTTTTTGCCCTTCTTGGCGGCTTCGCGCTTCACGCTGTACGCGATAGCTACGGCTTGCTTGATGGGTTTACCAGCGTTTACTTCAGCCTTGATGTTCTTGCGGAACGCATTCTTGCTGGTCGATTTCACCAAAGGCATGATTATTTACCTTTTTTAGCCGGTGTCATGCGCTCACGCACGGTCGTACGGATGATGTTAGACCCACGGCGTGCCATCAACACATCGTCCTTCTCAGGCGCACGGGCTAGTTTGCCGGGTGTGACGGGTGCGGAGAAGCCGTATTTGGCTGGTTTAGCCGGTGCAGCCGCTGTTTTAGAAAGCGGTTTGGCTGGCTTAGGCATTGGCTTGGCCGGGCCGATGTTCATCGTGAGGCTTTTGCCCCGCATCGGCTTAAATCCACTGGGTTTCATAGCCATTTATTTGCCTTTCTTAGCTGTTTTGGCGCTATCGCGGAACGCTTTAGCGGTTGGTGCGCCTTTAGCGCCCGGTTTGCGCATTTTTTCGCCTGATCCAGCCTTTATGCGGGCCTTCTTAGCGGCAATGTTGGCGTATAGGCCCGGTTTCATGAGCATTTCCACCTTTTCAAGCTGGCTTTGGCGCGTTCGCCGTTCTTAGCCTTAGCAGCAACGGCACCCATGCGCGCGCAGAAACTAGCTTTGCGCCCTGCATCAGCCTTTGTCTTGGGGTTGGGCGCTGGCGCCTTCAGTTTAGAGCCGGTTTCACGGTTATACTTGGCCCGACCTTTGGCAGTCAGCCCCGCGCCCTTGGACACAGACAGCTTTTCGCCGCGTCCAACAGACAGTGAGACAGACTTCTTCTTGTCGGCCATATTAGCTACCCATCCAGCTTGTAGCAATTCCGCCGGAAGAATACGCGCTGACGCGTTTCTTGTCAACGCGTGCTTCGCGTGATGCCAGCGGGAACGCGAACGTCACCGCGATGGCGTCCGCGGCGTCCGGTGAGGCCAGCCCACGGGCCTTCATGTCCTTCTTGCTTTCGAGGAAGATGGTCCCCTTGCTGTCAGGCTTGATGCGCGGCCCGATCAGGTCCGACTTCAGGAACCTATCGTTGGGCAGGTGGGCGTCTTTGAGCCAATCACGCATCGCACCCCACATCTCAGCACGCTTGTTGCCGTACATGAGTTGCTTCATGGCCTTATTGCCGAAGTTGACGCCCCTGATCTTGTACCGCTGCTCCTTCAGCCGATCTACGACGCCTGCGCCTAGGCCGCCCTCGTCGATCACGGTGATGGCTGGGTTAAACTCTTCGATGGCCTCAATGACGTGCCCGACGACTTCCATCGTGTCTGCACCGCGCAGGCGGCGTATCTCGACGATGTCACGCCCCTGCCGGATGGCGATGACGGTCGCGTCCGAGCCGAAGCGTGCCGGATCGACACCGATTGCGATGGGTGCGGTGTTGTCCTTGTGCTTGGGACGCCGCATGGCGTCATCGACCAAGCTGACACCGATGAACTGATCGTCACCTTCGGACGGGAACATTCCGTAGACTTCGACGTTTGCTTGGTAGCTGTCCGCCCCATACTCGTCGATGATGCGCTGATAGACGTTCTTGTCAGTTCCTTCGACCGTGCGCGCGTCGATGTTGCGTGTGCGCCAGAACGCCCGCTTGGAGTTGAACGTCTCGTAGAAGTACCCCGTATTGCGACGCGGGTTGGAGAACGCCAAATGAAAGCGATGCGGCGTATTCTCCGTGAAGAAACCATCACTGACCGACCAGATGCTGTCTGGAATACCGCTTGCTTCGTCAAATATCAGCATAACGCCATCTTCATTGTGTAAGCCAGCATATGCGTCGGGGTTTTCTTCCGACCAAAGACGGCCTTCAACAGACCAATAGCGCGTGCCTTTTCGCAACTCGCGCTCTACGATTTCGGTTAGCCATTTAGCGGGCATAATACGCGTAGCGGCTATCTCAAACCAATGGCTGTTCAACGACATAGCTAACCATTTTGTAATTTCGGCCCAAGTAACAGACCGCAACTGCGCTTCGGAGTTAGCTGATACAATCACAGACCCACCGATCCGGGTGGACATCATCCAAATGACAAGCCAGCTAACTAGCGCCGACTTACCAATCCCGCGTCCTGACGCTACCGCCATCCGAAACGTATCAAAATCAACCTTGCCGTTGTTTGCTGTAATGTGATCGCGCAGGTCTGCCAAAATATCGCGCTGCCATTTGCGGGGGCCAGAGTGACGCGCGAGTGGCGTCCCTTCCTCACCCCACGGAAATGTCAGCAATACAAACGCAAGCGGATCATTGCTTATGTGGGGCGTCCAAAGACGAGCCATAAGTTCGGTTTCATCCTGTGCACTGTATCTAGGCGTTTGCATTTATTTGGCTTTCTTTTGGAACGCCTGAATATCCTGCTCCATCAGGTTGTGAATCGCGCGTTCGCGCGCCAATGCCTCGTTTGGGGTTTTATACGACGGAAATTTAATGCCAGACCGCGTAGCAAAACGCACCGCTGTCGGAATATCGCGTTCTTGTCCGTACCAATAAGTCGGAATAATGGTTTCACCTTGCGGCATACCCACAACCGCGCCCTTAAAGGTCGTGATGCTCCCGTCCGCGTTCTTCTGATACATCCCGGTCGCCAAGTTGCGACGGTGATAATCCAGTACTTCCTGCTCTTCCGGCGTCAATTTGTTTGGCATCTGCGTTCTCCAATGATGGTACTTCCGTGTACAGCCCTTCGATCACGCGGGTTTGCGCTTTTTCCAAAGCTGCAATTACGGAAATTTGGCCTTCAACTGTGATCTCTACAGACTGCGCTGCTTTCCAGCCGTGCTGATGCTTGAGTATCTCAAGGGCTGCCTTGCTGTCGCCGTCGGCGGCTGCGTCGTGCAGGGTCTTAGCCGCGACGTACTCACCTTCGGCACGGCCCTTCTGCTCGGCCATCTCCACCAGCGGATCAAACTCCGCCAGACGGCGGTACTGCGCCGGGGTCAATCCGGAGGCCAATGCGAGGCTGTCGCCCTTCAGGCCAAACTTCGCGGCTTCGTAAATCATCTCCAACCGCGCCTCAGTCGCCTGTGGGCGCTCCGGTGTGAACGGCAGGGAATAGAATGTCATGTGCAGCATAATAGTTGCATTGGGTGTGCGTTACAACAAAAAATATTTTGATGGGTGCTGTTTGCGATTTTACAAAAAATAAAAAATTGTTTGCGTACCCAGCCCGTGACATTCACCCCGCGCTCGGCCCCCACCCCCCGGCCTGAAAACTTCCAGCAAAAAGCATTAACATTTCTGCGCAGGATTTGCGCGGGGTCATTTCCCTTGGGCGGTTTAGGCTATGCGAAACCATTTCTCTGGCGGCTGGAAAGCGCACGCGATTTATTTGGGCAGGCAAGGTTTACGTTAACGTAAAGCTTGGGTCATTTAGGCTATCCTCAAACAACAACCCTCAAAGTCATCACAGGGCGACCGGGAATTCCTTTGCGTGTCATCACAGGGCGACCCGGTTTAGGTCATTTAGGCTATTTAGGTCATCAACTTACAGTCGCCAGAATTTATACGCTATTGATTCTCATTCTTAACTAACACTTTTTTTTAAATTTAAGACATATACAATAGCCTAAATAGCCTAACCGGTCCTCTAGCCCGCGCAAAACGGCCTCTTTTTTTAGGCTATCCTCAAACCTTTCATAACCTAAATCCATACCTAAACCGCCCAAAAAACAGCCTAACTGTGTTGCTCGCCTAACACACCATCAAATGCCGCAACAAATCTTGCTGCAAAAATAGTCAAAGTTAGGCTATTTAGGCAAAATGGATGACTATTTTTATTTTATCCTCAAATAACGCTTGACGTTATCCTCAAAGTCTATATTTAGAGGATAGTTTCAACGCAGAAAGAGCAACGCAAAATGACAACCGAATTCATCCTTTGGGGTATCCCGCCACAAGCCGAAATGGAAACGCTGTTGGTTTCCGAACAAGCTGGCATCGCATCGCGCGAACAAGCCGAACGCGTTGCAGCAACGCTAACAGACGCTCACGGATGCCGCGCGGTTCGCATCCAAGAATTCCGTTTCGGCGATGCCAGCGAATTGGCGGACATGTTCCGCAAGGCGGTAGCGGCATGACTTATTATCTATTCCACGCCCTGCTGACCTTCGGCATCATACTGGCGATTTACGCAGTCGCTGACGCAATCCGCAACGCGAAATAAGGAGCAAATGACAATGGCACGCAAAACTCCGCATTGGGAAACGCATCTTTACACATACGCAATCGCTTGCATTGGCGATTTGGTGACGCCAGCCAATAAGGCCGCCATGCGCGCCAAGGCTATCAAATACGGACACACAGAGGGCGAATGCCTGTGTGTCGAAAAGAACCCCATGATTTACGCCCGCACAGGCAAATTCGCGTAACCTAAGCAAAAGGAGCAAATGACAATGACAATCTATCAAGCAATCGAAACGCGCTATCTCGGCCCGACGAACACCAAGGGCGGCCGCATCAAGGCGGAATGTTGGGGCGGGAGCGTAACCATCCCCTATGATCACGCCCTAAACACAGACGAGAACCACTATAGGGCCGCGATGGCGCTCGCCGCCAAATGCGCCCATCACGCCGAGCAATTCGGCGGCACGTCCGTCTGGACAACTGGCACATGGACGCAAGGCGGCAACGCTAAGGGGACGGGCTACGTCTTCACTGTAAGCGACAACAAGGGAGCATAACGACAATGACAAACGCACAACACACGCCGGGGCCTTGGGCAGTAGACGGACAACTTGCACCCCATGACGGGTTGCCGCCCCAAATAGATTTTATTGACGTAATTTCGCCAGCGTATGGCCGCATAGTCATGCTCGACTGCGACAACGAGGATATTTCCGTGGCGCAACACACAGCCAACGCCCGCCTAATCACCGCTGCGCCTGATCTGCTGGCGGCATTGATAGCTATTCGGCCATTTGTCGCGGACGAAGCAGAGAACAGAGGCGCGGCGGGTTCCGATATGACAGACTATCAAAACGAAGCGGCGGACGCACTCGACATAATCGACACCGCAATCGCACAAGCAAAAGGAGCATAAGACAATGACACACGACCGCACACACTATCGCGCCCTCCCGGTGCGCCTCTTAATCGAGCAAGCCCGCTATAGCGGCGACGAGCTGGCAATCGCCCTCGGCGAACGCCTAGAAGAATACGATCACCAAGAGGACGTAATCGCAGACCTGCAACGCGAGAACGCAGAACTAGAAGAGCGCAACGCCCGCTTGTTGGCGCGCATCGCAAGTCTAGAGGCTGAAATTGAAACTCGGCTGGATTGGTCAAATTAATGACGGCGGCTCTAGCCGCCCTCGCACTGGCCATCTTGGCCCTACTGATGGAGGATTAACCATGTCTTTAGAAATTGCCGCAATCGTCACGTTAACAGCCGCTGTCGTGGCTCTGCTAGTCGCCTTGGGTGACGCACAACGCACAGCCGCGCGATGGAAACGAGAGCACGACCTGCTGGACGCATACTTCACGCAATACCGCCAGAACAGCATCCGCCGCGACCGCAAGACGGGCCGCTATATCAAAGAGGACTAATCATGACTGTATCGTTTCACGCAAGCCGCGAGAGGCGCGGCAATGAATTAGACATCCTGAAACAGGCCGCAAAGGCACTCAGGGACCATGACAAGGCCCGTCAGGCACTCAAGGCCCAAGAGGACCGCATCAAGGCTCTGTGCAATGAATACGACCTCGCAGCGGGCGTATGGGGCTTCCAGCCGCACCATCTGCGCAACGCCTGCGAAGCTAGGGGGCTGCTATGACGCCCGTCGAGCATAACCCCAACTGCGCGATCGTGCGCAGCGGTGACATCCGCGCATGGTGCGACTGTGGCGCTGAGATCCCCGTCCTGAATGAGATCAGGGCGAACGTCTCTGAAACCATCGGCGCTGGCAAAGAGCGCGCGGCAATCGTGCGCTGGTTACGGACAGCCAGCAACGGCGAGGAAACGCGCAAATACGCGCTGTTATTGGCAGACGAAATAGAGGAAGGCGCACACAATGAAACCGACGACTAAACGCAAGCCTTGGCATGGCGGAAATAAGATACCCGACAGCTATCTAAAGCGGTTTTGGAAATCCGTAGAGGACGAAGGCATCCCTCACGCCCTGCGCATGTTCATGGACAACCTGAAATGACGCCAGACCCACAAGCTGAGGCAACCATGCTACGCATCGCACAGCGGCACTATGTCACTGTTGAGCGTATGCGCGGGGCCGAGCGCAATAAATACATCCAAGCGGCCCGCAGAGCCGCCGCAGACGCCCTACAGAAGCAGGGCTACAACACAACGCAGATCGGGCGCATCATGGAGCGCGACCCGACGACTGTCCTAGCCATGCTGGGGCGCATCGGAATAAGGAGCCAAGCAAATGACTGACACACCACCAAATTGGGTGCTGATCGAAGCTGCGAAGCGGTGGGAAAGGGTTCTGCCCGCAACAGAGGAAGATATGTATCGCAACCATCCCGGCTATCGCGCCCTGTGCGACATGATCCAGAAATACGAGCAGCCGCCCGTGGATCGCAAGCTGCTGTGCGCGCGTGAGGCTGACCGACTTTATCTGGCTGGCACGTTGAACGAGGTCGAGGACGTAGCCATCCGCGCCATCGAACTTTGGGAAGAGGGGTTTGGGAAATGACTGACGATCTGGTGCCAGTTGAAGAACTGCGCAAGCTACAAAAGGACTGCGGCACACCTAAGCTGCCTACGCAACTAACCTACCAACTGCGGATGGCTGTCAGCGGCCACAAGGCCGACGAGATGTTTTCGTATGGCTACCAGTGGACGGACAAGCCTCACCGCCTTGTCTACACGGCTTGCGCTGAAATCGAAGAGCAAGCCGACCGCATCGAAGCCCTGACTGCCGAGAACGAGCGGCTGCGTATGCAGCTAAAGGCAGCGGCGCTGTGGACTGCCGAGCCGGGAACAACTGTCGCGGAAATACGCGCAGCACTGGGAGAGACGAAATGACATTCGGCAGACCATCCACCTACAAGCTGCTCGAATTGGAAGTCGGCGAGGCGCGGGACTTTGACGCCCCGACAACTGCCGACGTGAGCCGCATAGCCCGCAACGCCAGCCAGACAGGCATCAGGCACGACCGATACTTTCGGTGCAAGACAAACAAGCAGACCCGCACCACGACAGTGACGCGCATTAGATAACGAAAAACCCCCTGACAGTAGTGAGCCTGTCAGGGGGTTTAAGGCAGTCGGAGCAAACGACTAGCGGATGCTTACCACCTTTTGGCCGACCGATGCAACATTTTCTATCATGCGGCGCAATTCGGACTTCGAGTATTTCTTCGCAATCTCAGGATCGGCGTAAATGTGCCGCTTTGTCGGGAAGTCAGACGACCCAACACGCCCGCAGTCGATCCAACCGCCTTCCTTAAACGCATGGAGCAACGCAGCTTGCGGAACCTTCACGCCCGGCGGGACATGGTTTGTCACGATCTGATCGCACAGACGATGGAAAGGCCCACCGACAACGCCCGCGCTGAACGGCCCGACCCGGTTGCGCATAAGATCGACAAGGAAACTCTCCGCAACGCTCAAGCCATGCTCGACCATGTTCAGCTTCCATTCGGTCACGGGCGGAGCCACAGCCGGGTTGAACGCAGAGACATCGCGCTGCCAGAGCCAAGCGGCGATCTTGGCAAAGCCCGCGTCCTTATACCAATCCCACAGCGCGTCCGCCGTGTCGGCGTCCATCTTGGGCGCATGGCTCCAGACGCAGAACCAGCGGCGGTCCTGCGTCGGGATTGAGATCGGCATGGGATCGTTCGTGAACGCGATCACTTGCAAGCGGTTCAGCATCTCATACGGATGCAAGCCCTTGCGGTTGATCGTGAGCGTCTCAGGCGGGGCTGCGATGATGGGCTTGAGCCTGTTCGACAGCGCCCGGCGTTCCTTGGCCTCAGGCTCTTTAAGTTCGTTCAGGATGACAACTTCAGCTTCAAGGCCATAGCCCCACTGACTGTCCAATCCTTTGTTCTCAATGATTGAGCGGTTGTGCTGGTGCGGACCGCCGATGGCCCACAGGAACGGCGCCCACATACTATCCTTGCCCGACCCTTCATCGCCGCCATGCAGGACAGCGTGATTGATCTTCACATTCGGGTGTTGGACTTTGTAAGCCATCACATTCCAAATGTGCTCAAGTTCGACCGCTTCGGGAACCAGCGCGCGGCAGTGATCGACCCAGACAGAGATGTCCTGATCGGCGATCTTGTCGCTGCCAGACATGTCAGGGCGCATGTCAACCCAGCGGTTGCCGTAGACCAGACCATCGCGCGCAACGAGAACGTCCTCGCCCGGCGCGTAGGTCATGCCGATCACGGCAGGCGCGCCGCTCTCCTGTCGGCGCTCATCGAAATAAACGGACGCCTGCACACGCTTAGAGCGCATGTGGACCGACCGACAGTCAACGTGACGGAACAACGCGTTAAAGACGTTGCGCGGCGTCTCACGGCGCGTCACCATGTCGAAATAGCTGTCATCCGACTGGACGTAGGCGTAGCGGCCAAACCACTCGTTCTTTTCCAGCCGACCAGCTTCCTTGCGCTCGACTTCCTTAATGATAGCAGCAGCTTCATCAGGATATGCCTCGTTCGGCGAAATTTTCTCGGCCATCTGGCGCATACGCTCGGCGATCAGTTCGTCACGCAGACCCGGCAGCACCTTCGGGCCTTCGTTTTCCGCGACCCAATTCAGGAACATGCGGCTGTCAATGTGCTGACAATGGCCGTGATAGCAGCAGAACGAGCGGTCCAGCGGCTTGTAGCGCGCCTCGATGTCGCCCGTCGTGTGTTCCTCATGGTTGGGGCAGACAACACCGCACCAGCCCTCATGGTTGACCTGCGTCAGCACAAGGTTGCGCTCGGACAACCACTTCAGGACAGTGTCGCCGCCCGTGTCGCGGATGTTGATCGCCTTATAGTCGGCGCTGTCAGGCTCGGCTGGCGTCACCTCAAGCGCGGTGCAGATGTCGGCCAGCGTGTATTCGCGCTCTGGGTTGAACGACACCAGCCGTGCGGGGAAGTTGTCGCGGCCCTGCTTGAGATTGATCGAACCGGGGATGCGGCAGTTACGCACAGCGTTGGTCGCGCCGGGGTCGGTATAGCCTGCGTCCGCGATGGCCTTGATGGCAGCGGTGAACTCATGCTTGGTCGGCTGCGTGCTGAACGCATAGCCCCACTGAAACGATCCTTCGGACGTTTCGAGCACCCATGTCGGGTCAATCGGCGGGACTTTCGACTTCGTGCCGATGTCATCCAGCATCATAAACAAGACGTATTCGCAGTTAGCGGACTTGGCCGATGGCTTGCCATCTGTGAACCGATCCACGATGAACGAGCCGGTGTTGATATACCAAGCCTCATCACCCTTGATGCGGGCCTTGTCAGGCAGAAATGAAGGCCATGTCGCCTTCGGTGCGCCATCGCCGTGATAGACGATCTGACCATCTGTCAGCGTCGGCTTTTGGCGCAACAGCAACGCTGTCTCGCCATCGGCGTCCACCAGTCCTGTCACGAACTCAATAAAATTAAGGCGATCCTCACTCATCGCTTTGCTCCTCTACTTACCATAACGGGTCATTATCTCGACTTCAGCGTTCAGGGGTAAACCCTGCGCCCATGCAGGCGCTGTCGTCATCACGCGCAGCAACGCATCGGCAGCGGCTTCGGGATCGGCAGTCTCCAAGACAATCTCGTCATGCACATGGAGAACCACATCCAACCCCTCTTCCTCAAGCCGCGACAGCGAATGGCGCAACAGATCGTTGGCTATCGCTTGCGTAATGTTTTCACAGGCCAAACCCTTCCAAAGACGGGCGCGCGGCCATTCCTTTGCATCGGCGGCAGGCTTCCAAGACGCTTTTGCATAGGTGACGTTGCCCTCCTCATCGAAGCGGGCGAAAGGGTAACATAGCACACGACCGCTCGGCAGTGCATACCAAAGATGCAGTTTATCAAATAAATATGTGACGCGACCGGCGGTGAATTCTTGCCCCGGATTGCGCATGGCGGCCATGTAGCACTGCTCTAGCCGCGCCCAATAGGGCACAGACCAGCTATTGGCCCTGCGCCATGCGTCAACCATCTTGCGGGCCTCGCTCTCGGTCAGGACGACGTTATAGATGCGGCCCATGGCTGCGAACGCGCCGACGCCGCCAGCGAAGCCGCAGGCCAACTCTTGCACCTTGCCGATCTGGCGCTGGTCCTTATCGACTTCGGC